ACTCAATCTGATTTAACTTTTGCAACAAACCCTGAAGTCATTATCGGAGAAGTAAAACAAAAGTTAGTATCACTTGGCTTAGTCCGTCCTGATTTAGGGACTATAGACGGAGACGCATTAACTACCGTAAGTGAATCTCTAGATTACCTTGACAATAACGATATTCTTCAGAATGATTTAAATATATCTAGAACTGAAGTCGATCTCCCGGATAACGTAGATGAAACGAAAGGTCTAGGTTTAAATGCTTTTGTTAATAATCTAAAAGGCGGAAAAAGGCTTAGGAAAAGAACTAGAGAAGCACTTGCTAAAAGCAGAGCTGAATTACAAAGTCAGCTGAGAGGTCAAGGATCTACATCCTCTTTTACTGGAACGGCAAGTCAGAGAACATCTAATGTATCTAGGTAGTATAAAATTTATAACAAATATATTTATAACATATGGCAAAATTAGACGCACTTAGAAAGATTATCAGAGAAGAAGTAAGAGCTGTCTTTCAAGAGGAATTAGCGGGAATTCTCAAAGAAGCTGTAATGGCAAACCGTTCACAACAGCCTATAACTGAAGCAGTTAAGCCGAAACCAGCTGTTCCTGGAACACTAAATAAGCAAACTAAGAAGTTAGTAGCCCCTATTCTGGCTCCTGGAAATCCTCTTAATAACCTTCTAGCTGAAACTGCTATGACTATGACGGCTAAGGATTTCGAAGGATTACAAGGACAAGAAGCCCAGAATGAAGTACCAATAGTTGAATCAATGAACGATATGTTTGCTTCGGCTAGAAAGAGTTCAAACTTAGATGCAATCGAAATCAATGCAGTTCCTGACTTTTCACATTTGATGGCAAAGATGCAAGCTAACGGAGAAATATAATGGCCTATAACCTTAGAAATATTAACGTTCTTGATCTAAGGCCCTCAACCGGGATAGGAGTTGCATTGCCTTTTAATGCACCAGGAGTATTTAGAACTGTTTATACAACTAGAGAGCAGTTAAAATATAACATAATTAATTTTTTACTTACCGATCAAAGAGAGAGAATTTTTAGTCCTAACTTTGGAGCTAACATAAGAAGTAAAGTTTTCGAACAGATCACTACTGAGACGTTAGATGAATTAGATTCTTTGATAAGAACTGGAGTTCAACGTTATTTCCCAAACGTAGTCATCACTCAGTTAACTTTCGGCGGTAATCCTGATGAGAACTTTTTAAAGATACAGTTTTCGTTCACTATAAATAACACTGGTGAATCAGATATCGTAACACTTAGTTTAAATGGCTAATAAGAATATAACATATCTAAATAAAGATTTTACTACGTTTAAGAACGCGTTGATTGAGTATGCTAAAACATACTATCCTAATTCTTATAACGACTTTTCAACCTCCTCTCCTGGTACTATGTTTATTGACATGGCATCCTATGTAGGAGATGTATTATCATTTTATTTAGATAATCAAACTCAAGAAACATTCCTAGAGTACGCAAAGCAGACTAATAACCTTTATGCTCTTGCATACATGTTAGGTTATAGACCAAAAGTAACTTCTGCCGCTATTGTTAATCTTGATATTTACCAACAAGTACCTGCTTCAGGATCAGGATATGCTCCCGATTTTAACTACGCAATGATAGTAGAAGAAGGTATGCAGGTAAGATCAAATATTAACACTAATAACTTTTTCTACTGCCCTAATAGAATAGATTTCAATTTATCATCTTCTATCGATCCTACAGAAGTTTCTGTTTATACAACTTCAGGAGGTAATCCTAATACCTACCTACTCAAGAAAAAGACTCAAGCAATATCTGGGCAAGTTAAAACAACTACACTAAACTTCGGAGCACCTCAAAGATTTCCGATAAGAACAATTCAAGATACTAATATAATCGAAATACTAAGTGTAATAGATCAAACTTCAGGTTTCAGATGGTATGAAGTACCTTATCTAGCCCAAGATTATATTTTAAATCCTGTTGCTAATACCGCACTAGCCTATCCTGAACTCTATCAAGAAGCAAATGAGGTACCCTATATTATACAGAGAATAGATGCACCTTTTAGATTCGTATCCAGATTTACTGCAAATAATATTTTACAGTTAGAATTCGGTGCAGGAATACAAGCCGTTTCCGGATCTATACCCAATCCATTTAACGTAGGTATTGGAACTGTTAACGGTATCGATATGCTAAATACAGCTTATGATCCAACTAACTTTGTAACAAACAAATCTTACGGTGTAGCACCTTTCAACACTAATTTAACAGTTCAGTATTTAGTAGGAGGCGGTGCTGAAGCAAATGTAGCAGTTAATGAACTTACTAATATCGTATCTGCAACGAAAACCTTCCCAAATCCTACCAATCCCGCTACTGAAGCATCAATGAGCGCAACACTTGCAATCAATAACAGTGTTCCTGCAGTAGGCGGAGGAGATGGAGACTCTCCTGAAGATTTGAGGTTAAATACCCTAGCACAGTATCCATCACAGATGCGTGCAGTAACTCAGCAAGATTATTTAGGTACTGTTTTAGGTATGCCGCCTAAATTTGGTCAAGTAGCTAAGGCATACGTAACTAAAGATACAGCAACCTTCGCTCAATACCTTGTAGGGCAGCCTGGAGAAAGAGATCCTTTAGCCTCTTCAATTTATCTACTAGGGTATGATGCCGACGGTACTTTTGCACCTCCCGGACCTGCATTACTACAAAATATACAGACTTACCTTGAGCAGTATAGAATGCTTACAGATACTATTATACTTAAGCCTGCTTATATAATTAATATTCAAGTTAATTTTGATATTATAATTAGACCAAACTATACATCAAGAGATGTAATCGCTAATTGTTTAACGTTATTAAAAGGATATTTTGCTAAAGAAGACTGGCAAATAAACGAACCGATTATTTTATCTGAAGTATATACACTCCTTGATCAAATAGCAGGAGTACAGACAGTACAAAATATTTCAATCACTAACATAGCAGGAGTCAATGCAGGTTATTCTCAATATAGTTACGATATTTCAGGAGCAACATTAAACGGGGTTATTTATCCTTCACTCGATCCAAGTATCTTTGAAGTTAAATATCCTGACACAGATATCCAAGGACGTGTAGTAACATTCTAACCATGGCAGTATATCAAATATTCGCATCAGCTGACGCATCAATATACTATAGATATCCGGCTAAAAATACGGGCCGTGATCCTATCTTAGAAGTTTCAGCTAAAAATTCTCAAGACGGGACGAGATTCCTTTTTAGGACACCACTAACCGAAAACCCATATTACACGTATGACCTAGCAGCTGCCGGAAACTTTAGTACTTCTAATCAGTTCTTTTCCGGATCTGATATAAGAAGATCGCTTTTACAATTCTCAGACACTGATATTGAAAAACTAAAAACTTTTGCATTATCAGCAATAAGTGCTTCATGGCAAGCAAATTTAAGATTGTATCTTGCATCAGCACAAAATCTTAATACTACGTATTCACTAGAAGCCTATCCTGTATCACAGTCGTGGACTATGGGAACAGGTCAATTTGCTCAAGTCCCTGAATCACAAAATGGAGTTAGTTGGACTTATACCGGTCCCTATCAGAATTCTAATCCATGGACAATAACTGGAAGTAGTTATATTTCTAGCTCCGCCGTTTCAGCTAGTCAATATTTCGATTATATGTCGAACAAGGACATAAATATGAATATTACTAATATGGTTGATGGGTGGTTTAGTGCATCTCTAAGTAATTACGGAGTAGTGGTTAAACATCCAAATTCAGTAGAAAACAGTACTGCATCTTACGTAGATCTCAAATTCTTTTCAGTTGATACGCATACAATTTATCCCCCAAATATTGAATTTAAGTGGGCTGATGCTGTATATGGACCTACAGGTTCTTATGGCTTAGCAACAGATGATCAGATTACTATCGTCTTACAGAACAATCAAGGACAGTTTAGAAGGAATGAAATTTATAAAGTCAGAACCGGAGTAAGAGCCACTTACCCTGCAAGACAGTTTACAACTTCTTCAGTATATTTGAATCAATTATATCTCCCAGCAACTAGTTACTGGTCTTTAATGGACTATAAAACTGACGAAGTCATAATCGATTTCGATACCAATTATACTAAATTAAGTGCCGATACTGAGAGCAATTATTTTACTTTGTATACTAGCGGATTAGAAGTAAATCGATTCTATAAATTACTTATTAAAAGCGTTCTATCTTCCGGTGAAGAAGTCATATTTACTAACGAAAACCTAATTTTTAAAGTAGTAGAATAATGTCGCAGGAAGTAAATTTAATCAAAGAAGTATACGGCCGCAATACTTTTACGCGCGTTGTCGATACTTCTTTCTCTGAACTTTACACCCCAATAACTGCGTCTGTTGCACCTTCACAGCAGATCACCATAGATGAATTCTTTGACCTATACAATGAATTATTTTTCGATATACCCGCAACAGGAGAGATCAACTCTCATGAATTTTTAGTTGCTAGAAGTACAGAATATTTAGGGGGAGGAGTTTTAACTGATAATGAAAAAGCTTATATTGAAGAGATAAACTCACTTCGTCAGCAGTTACTTGAAGCAAACGCTAACTTTTTAAGCCTGTCTAACACAGTGTAATGGAAACAGTAGACGTAAGATACATAGGATCAAACGGGCAATACCAGACTTATTCTCCACAGGACGTATCGCTAATCAATACTGCATTAATAACCGCAAATTTTGGCGGACCTAATGATTATATTGAATACTTTATTAAGGATCTGGGCGGAAATGTTCTCGATAGTAACTATAACGCATCCCAATATAACATTGGAAATCTAGTAGATCCTGTTACCGGTACTACTACTCAGGTATTCTTAGATCCTGAAGCTGACGCTAAGTTCTCCGGGTTTAACAGGGGTACTTTTTACCTTAAGTACAACTTCTTTTCCAGACAATTATTATCTGCTCCCATTCCTTCCCAAAATTTTTGGATTAAGGAGATATCGACTTCTAGGACTGAAATAAAAGTAGCAAGACAAGATCTTTCAAACAGTCAACTAGCCCAAGCATTTGGCGAATTCAACGCTATATTAACAAGCGACGTATACTACCCCACCTTTTATCTCAATTTCGGCAACGATGTTCAGATAATTGGCGTAAATGCGGTATATGTAGAAGAGGATGGAGTAGGTTATATCATTTTCAAACTCTACGATCCATTACCAGGTCAATTTGACTTACGATCAACTTTCTGGGTAGTCACCCCTGTAGCTAATCCCGCAGAGTTTAACGTAACGATAAATGTCACCCCCGAAGCAATTCTAGATACGTTTAGAATAAAAGGACCAAACTTCAAGGTATCTATCACTGATAGAATAGGTCAAACTACCCCTTATTATAATTATGCGAATTTATTTGCTACAACTGTATCTTCTTCTTATCAGCAGTTAAATTCCTTAATGAACGAAAAAGGAATACAGATAAATGTAGACTATAGTAACTTTGAAAATTTTATACATTTTTCTTCTGCTACCGAACGCTTGTATAACTACGTTTATAAGCTACAGTTAATTGAATCCGCTTCTGCAGGTTTACTAGCAACTAATACAACTCAAGAAAAGGTTAGATTGCAGGCACAGATAGATAATACTATTAAGAACTTTGATGGTTACGAGTACTACTTATATTTTGATTCTGCATCTACTTCGTGGCCAAAGAGTAATGATACTAGACCTTATTCTTTATACTCTGTAACCTCTTCTGAAGCCGTGGATTGGTTAGGTAGTCCTTCTATAGTACCTACACCAGATACGATGAGTATGTACTGGTCTTCCTCCTACTACGACGACTTAAACAAAGACTTGTTAGTTTATGCATCACCTCAGTATATTATTGACGACGAAGCAAACGCACCATATGTGACCTTCCTAAATATGATAGGTCAACATTTCGATAATATATGGATCTATCAGAAAGATCTAAGTAATAGATATTCAGCCGAAAATAATCCTTTTGTA